TTGCTGAGCAGCTTTATCATAACCTGACCACGAACCCAAACCTACACCACCAACAGTACCTCCACTACCAGCAGCAACAACATGCGTATGATTTGCTTGAAGAGATAAACTATCTGCTGGATAACTATGAACATGTGTAGCAGCTCCTTTTTGCGTCAAATCTACAGTAGCATTACCAAATGGCAGGTATCCTTTTAATTCCGTATAAATCTCATAACCGTCCGGAATATTTTCTGAAGTACCAAACCATAAAATAATACTACCTATAGGAACATCAAGAACACCGCTTTTATTAACTACTATTGTTCTCATGGTAACCTAAATACCAATCCGATATCGAGTCCCTTCGTTCCAGTTCCAATTTCCTCGATATCAATACCTATGACATCACCCGTTACTAAACCTTTATAGGTTTCTCCTACAACTGGTTGAACCGCATCTAACGATGAAAATTCACTTTGATCAATGGTTATTTTTGTAGTTAAAATATCATTAAACGTTAAACCACTTGATGGAGTTGCTCTACGACCTCTTGATAATTGAATCTTAACAGGACCGACACTTGAAGCTGTTTTAATAAAAGCTGAGACACTAAGTAAATCAGTTCCATTTAATTCTGGAGTAATGGTAAAATATTTAATCCCAGTTCCAACACTTAATAGCTCATCATGATTAAATACTACCAAATATACTAAAGTATCCCTAACAATATCTTCCAAAGCATTTATTTTATTTAATAAATTACCAGCAGTTTCTGAATCAAGAGTAATAACCACATCATTAAACCATTCTTCAAATTCAGCATTCCATTGAGCTAAAAGTTCATCTGTGGTTATTGTCTCTATTATACCAGTAACGAAAGGACATTCTGTGGTTCCTACTTTATTAGTAATATTAGAACCAGTTATTACAGTAACATTAGCAGCTACATAAACCGCAGCAAGAGCATATTGTTTAATATCTTCTGTGTTAGTAAGAGCAGGTTCAACTGGACTTGCAGAACCAGTACCTTTAATTATTTTAATAGTATTGGTACGTACAGCCGTGCCTTTATTTATTTCTAAGACTACTAAATCAATTCTTGGAAGAGCTGCTCCAGCAGCATCTAAAGTAATTAATAAATTAGAATCATTATTAGTCCAGGTATCATTAAACCAAGCTCTTCCATTAGCAACTGATAATTGTAAACCAGATAATGGTGATACCATGAGAGCACCACCAACACTGGCAAATACACCATCACTAATAAGTCCAGTAAATATATTTCCAAATTGGGTAGCACTATATACCCTATCACCTTCAAATGAATCATAAAATCCACAAGTTAAAGCCATTAAAAACCTCCTATTTAAATCGTCGAAAAAGTAGGATACACAGATGTACCAGATGGATCTTGAGAACGAATAAACTCAGTTACTCTAGCTCTTCCTTCATCACCGTACTTATTAGCTAATTGTACAATATCTCCTAATCCAAAATCTCTTCCATATTTGAAAGTGCCTTCTGGATCAACTTTCCCATGAAAAGCCTCATACCAGATATTTTCTACTAAACTAGCATCGCCAACTTCTATTAATTGAATCAAAAAGTCTTCAGGAGTTATAATAACTCCATCAACTTCTTCAGATACACTACTACCGTCCGAATACATCTCGCGTCTATTAAGACCAGTACCAGCTCCTTCTGGAGCTACAGCAACAGCACCAGTTCTTTCAGCTCCTTCACCAGGACCAAGAACTAAAGCTATGGTCTTCATATTAGTTTTATTTGAGATATGATCAGAACTTATTAAATTGTTAAATTTATCGGAAAATACAACACAAGTATTATCTGTTTGATCATATGAACGATCCACTCCAGAATATAACTTAAATTTAAATTTATTATCTGGAGTTAAAGTTATCTTAAAACCTATACTTCTAACAGCGCATAAAGATTGTATAACAGTATACAGATTTTCGGCCATCACTTGAGTATCTATAGTTAATGACGTAATAGCCTCATCAGTGGATTCTTCAAATATAAAATTACTAACGAGTCTGTCATTATCATCAGGCTCTATAAAAGCTTCACAAAGTAGATGATAAATAGCTTCTTGAAAATTACCATATAGTCTGGTTTGACCCCAAACTATACGTCTATCTAATATAGATTCTGCAGATCGACCCTTGACTAAAAGATAATCTCCTTCTTCATTTAAAGTTTTAATTTCACGACTTTCTATAATCATCAAATAGTCGCTGTCTTTTAATGTTAAATAATTATCTTCACTTAATAAAAGATAGGAGAATATATCTACCGGAGTATAGATTTCAAAGTCACCAAATCCAAAATATCTTTCAGTCCATATAAGAGAACTAGAAACTTCTAATATAAGTTGGTCTACAAAATTGGTATTTAATACTCTGAGTTCCATTATACTCCTTCATAAAGTGTGTCATACTGTATCGATATTTGAAGATTATCAGCTCCCGTTTCACTAATAAATCCTATAACGTTCGGTCCTTTTGATAATTGAAACCAATCAGAATCTTTTGTTAAAGCATTTAGTATATTAATATACTCGCCATCTCTAAGAATTACAGCAGATTTTTTACCAACAACCGTATTTATAAAAATGTCATCACCACTCTTTATACCACCATCTACAAGCATTGATTCTAGTTTATCAGTATCAAGAACCATAGTTTCTAAGGTGTACTCATTATAAAAAGTAATATTCTCTGCTACACCAAGAGCGTGAATATGAATTAATATACCTACAGATGCTTCTCCTTCGTATTCAATATTAGTTATTGTAGTTAAATCAATTTGAGAAAATTCTAATAACTTTGTAACTAAAGATTCGTTAGAAAAAGGAAATTCAAATACCGGATGTATTCCTGCAAGATATACTATACTAGGATCAATAGCATAAAAATAAGGATCTGGGCAAATAATAGACAATTGAGTTGTTACTTCTTTACTAAATATGTTTACTTCATTAGTTTCAACATACCCAAAAGTTCTACAAGTTCTATTATTTGTTTTAATAATTAAATCAATTCTCTTTTTTACAGGAAAATATCTGTAAGATTTTAATCTAATTTCTTCTACATCACCTTTATCTAAGAATTTCAAATCTAGAACTATATTTCTTGATAATAACTTTGAAGAGTTAAATATAGCGCCATCCATTCCACTTAATTCAGTAGTGTTTACATTAGCTTTAGTTGGTCCTAATCCATCAATTTGTTGAACGATGAACCCGGATTTCTCCGGGTGCATCAATTCCAACTCGATTGAATCATTTAGATGATTTATAACCGTTAATGATTTAATCATAAGTTAAACTCCTTTTGCTTGTTTCAACATAAGCAATTGATTTTTAGTTTGTCTATAAATATCCAACCTAGAAAGTTCTTTTGGTGAATAATTATACTGGTTAAATGTAACCCCTTCACCTTGTTTCGTAACTAACGATTCTTGATCATTAATAGATGAAGTTTGATTACCAACAGATATTGTTGAAGTACGGCTTAAAGGAGCCGAAACATTAAGACTTCTTTGTTGACTTAAATATTTATTTAGTTCCTTTCCGCCAGCCATAATTTCTTCTAAATCCAAGACTGGTCTAATAGTAGGTTGCATATCTATATTATCCGTAATAACGTCTGTAATACCACTTACGGCTTTAGATAAAGTAGATATTGTTGTTTTACCAAGATCTTTGGCTGCTCGTGCTACTTTTGGAGCAAAAGCTTTAATACCCTTAGCTAATCCCTGGCCTGTTTTTTCACCAATATCCTTAGTAACTGTTGATGGTGACTTAATTCCAAGAATAGCTTTTAATGCAGCTATTATTTCTGCTCCAATTTCAGTGATTCTTGTAATAACTTTAAATACAGCACTACCACCAAGTCCTTCTAACAAACCGTCAATCATAGCATCAGCAAGTTTTCTAAGAGATTCCAATATTCTAGGAATATCTCTCTCTACAGCAAGCGTTAATCCATCAATAAAACTAATTATTAAATTCGTAGCTGATTCTATAACATCTGGAATCTTAGCAGCAATAGCATCGATAAACTCCGTCACAATCTCTATAGCTACAGTTGTCATCTCCCCAATATTGTCTCTAATTTCTGTTAATAAAGCAGTTATCAACTCAAAAGCGGCACCAATAATCATAGGCACCGTAGTTAACAAAGCCTCAACTAAAGCTGTTACTAATACTACGACCGCAGACATAAGTTCTGGTATAACCGATACAAAAGTATCAATTATCCCAAGAAGTATTACTTTAATTGCCTCAAATATTTTTGGCGAATTGGTTATAATAGCATCAATCATTGCGCCAAAGGCTACACCTAATTGAGTTACAATCATAGGTAACATTGCTAGAAAAGTAGTTACAAATAAAGCAAATACTGCTATTCCTGCAGCCCCACTAGCAGCTAGAACAGCTACACCAGTAGCTAACATAGATATACCAAGACCAAAAGCTAATGCAGCAACTCCAAATAAAAGCATAGCTGCACCCAAACCAAGTAAAACCGGTACTAATGGCGCCATAACTAACCCAGCTACACCAAGAACCACAAATATACCAACTATAGCGAGTAAAGCAGTACCTAATTGATTCATAGGTAATTGCCCCATAATTGTAAGCGCACCTGCTAATTTTTCCAAAGCAAAACTAGCAATTAATAAAGCCGCAGCTCCACTAACAGCACCACTCATCAAATATAACCCACCAGCTAGTATAACTAATGATCCAGCTAACATAGCTAATCCTCTAGCTACTTCGTCCCAACTCATTGCCCCCATGTCAGTCATAGCTTTTGCAAGAAGAGTTAAAGCAAAACCTAATACGGTTAAAGCTAAAGCCTTCACAGACATATCAGCAGGCATAATCTTTAATGCTGCAAATAAGATTAAAAGACCAGCACTCATACCGATTAAACCTTGTTGTAATACTTCAGGCTTTATTTCACCAAGTTTCTTAATAGCCTCTGATAAAATATAAATTCCACCAGCCAAGATTACCATACTTGCTGCGCCACCTATTGCATTAGCAGGACTACCTACAAGTCTGGAAAATATAATGAACTCACCCATTATAATACCCAAAGTTTTTAATCCCGACTGCATTACACCAACATCCATCTTTCCAAGAAGATACACAACTCCAGCCATAGCCAATATACCTAAAGCAAAACTAGATATACCAATCGAAGCTTTTAGGAATACCCCTGCATTTTTAGATAATAATCTTGAACTAGCTATCAATACTGTAGTTATTCCTGCTAAACCTACAAGCCCAGTTTTCATATCTTCCCAATCAATCGTAGATAGTATCAAAAGAGCTAAAGATAGTAACAAAATTGATGTTGCTACACCAGCCATTCCAAGAGCTATTATTGCTAATTGTTTACCACCACCCATTTTACTGAATAGTTGCATAGAACCTACTAAATTAGCAAACATAACCGTTATTGCGCCAGTAGCTGTAGCTAACTTTACAGGATCAACAAATGATAACACTAAAACAGATAAGGCTATTAAAGCTATAGCTTTAGCAATCTTCATTAAAATTTCAGCTTTTAAATTATTCTGCCAAGCCGTTAAACTACCTTGTACGCCATCTAAAATCCCAGATACACCATCAAAAACTTTAGCGCCTTTATTAATGAAATTAGTAACAGCTGTCGTTATAGCAACTAAAAAGCCGCCAGTTAAGAGTTTTGAAAGATCGTTAAATACTCCTTTGGCACCAAGTGTAAAAACGCCTAATAATGCTGTATTTATGGCTTTAAGGATGTTTTCAAAGGATAATTCTTTTAGACCATTCTTAATAGCCGTTCCTAGCCACTTAAACGCGTCCTTAGCCACTTCTTTAATCTTAGTAAAAATTGGTTGTAACTTTTCGATAGCTAAAGCAAACCCGTTAAGAGATTTACCACTATCTGAAGTAACTTTAGGTAGTTTTTGAAACGAATCCTTAAAGGAATTAAGCTTTGCAGTTAATCCGCTAATGTCGACTTTCTTAAAAGATTCAAAAGCTTCCCCCATTTTTTCCCCCAGGGTAATTTTTGAAAAGAAAGATTGAATTGACTCAAAAATTGTAACAATTCCTTGCCATACATTAGCAACTTTAGTTCCACCTTCTTTTGCACTGGCTCCCATTTTGACAAAAAAGTCTTTGATAGCAATACCAGCCAAAACAATCCAAGCAATCAAAGCATGAACAAAATCTACTATGTTTCCAAGGGCTTTACCAAAAGTATCACCGGCTTTTATAGACTCTCTTAGAGCTACTATCCAGTCAGCTATCTTCACCAACAGAGCAGCAAGGTTATCTTTGTAAGCAAGAAGAGGAGACAGTAGTTTAACAAAAGCTTCTGCTAACTTTATTACAAACATCTTACCTATGTCAATAGCAGCAAAGACACCTTTAAAGATTCTCTTTATGTTTTCTAGACCATCAGCACCAATCTTAATTCTATTAACTAACCCTAATAGTAAGTAGCTAAAAGTCATTAATTGTTTTCCTGTAATAGGTGGAAAGATGTCTGTAAATGCTTCTTTAATAGGAGCTAATACTTTTAATAATGTATTAAAAGCATTACTAATAGCCATAATGATAACTTCTCTCCCTCCTAAAGCATTCCATGTACCGAGTATTTGATTTCTAGAATCTGCAGAATCTTGAACAAATTTTCCTAAAACATCACTTAATCCTGTGAATAGTTCCTTAGCTTGCTCAAAATCACCAAGCATTAATTCCCATGATTTAGTCCATCCAGATTGGGCAACTTCTTTTAGGGTATCCTTTAACTGTGTAAAGGTTTTTACTTTTGTGGCTGCGTCGTTAGCCATTTCGCCCATCTTTAGAATTCCATTAGCTTGTTCCTCAGTGTAACCAATGTTTAAAAGCATCTCTTTGTTAAGATCGCCAGTAAACTTAGCTAAAGTCTCTAATAAAACATCTTTTGTTAACCAACCTTTATCTAATGAAGTTCTAAAGGATCCTTCTTTTTTAATTAATTCATCGATTGCTACACCATGAACTCTAGCGGTGTCTTTTAAAGCTTCTTGGAAAATTTCACCACCCATACCAGCATTCTGTACAGAGTTCCAGTCCATTAGTCTAACCGTACCAGAAGAAATAGCTTGTGAAAGTTGATACATACCTCTCGCAGCCATTTCAGAATTTGCACCCGATACAGCCGCAAGGTTGGCAATACCTTTAATTGCCGCAACAGAAGTTTTTAAATCTGTACCAGCAGCAGTAAATGTACCAATATTACGAGTCATTTCTGTGAAATTATAAATGGTCATATCTGCATAGGTATTCAATTCATCTAAGGCAGCAGTGACATCTTTCATAGTCGTGCCTTTAGATGCAGTATTTGCTAAGATAGTTTGAATTGCATTAATCTGAGTTTCATATTCTCTTAGACCAGATTTAGCAGCTTCTAAACCAGTAACAGAGTTAATTATTTGTTTACCCCAATTAATAGTCGCATCTGTTAATTTTTGGATTACACCAAATGCTGCCATACCTAATAATGAAAATTTACTATTTATAGTTGATACATCTTCACCAATTTTACCTAGGGTAATTCTTTTAAAAGCATCGGCTATTCCACCTATACTTTGTACTGATTTATCAAAATTTAGACCCTTTTTTAAATTTTCAACAGAAGATATAGTAGTAGAAACACCTTTTTCAAACTGTTTATTATCAAATTGCATCTCCACAAGTCTTTTATCGATTGTACTACCCATTTATTACCTCCTGCCATGCCATTTCAGCAATTTTATCAAAAATTGGACGAATTGCAGGATTTATATAATCCCGTCCTTGAACATACCCACCAGTTCCTGTACCATGACCATACTGAAGAATTATAGCTATTGAAACACCGTTTTGTACATTAGAATTAGTCCAATAAATTTTTGATCTTCCACTTGTATGAACAACTTCATAACCCCAGGAACTAGCTGTATTACCAGTATCTATGGGCGTATTAGCTGCTAAAGCTCTAACTCCATCCTGACCGTATCTATGTAAAATACTAAGGATAGTATTAGTCTTAGCTTTATTCAAAAACCTTAATGTTTTACTAAAGTCTCCTTTGTGAGTAAATCTAATCATAGTAACTCCTATCCTTTAGTATTTAATTGTTGTCTACGCATTTCATTTAACGCGGCATTTCTACGCATTAATTCTTTTTTACCCATCTTCTTTGCTGGTTGATTTTTAATATTACATACAGTTATAAGAGTTAATAATCGATTAAGATGCCACTTTTGGCACTCTAAAGGAATATTCAAAGCTATCATCCAATAATAGATAATCTCTGCAGTAACAACTTCTTTATTAATTTGTCTATTTTCATTTTTTGAAAACGTTGTGGCTGTCATTGGTGCGTCTATATAAATACCAACTTGGTCCATAATATCGTTTGTTATGGCTAAATACACCGATGGACTAACGTTTTGTGTTAAAGTCATACAACGAATATAATCTATTGATTCATCATGCGTTTTTATACTTTTTGATAAAAAGGGCTTGCACCAAGACGACTCCCATTTTGACAAGGAAACTAAAGAGTGTTCCAAAGTTAAAACTTGATCTTTCGTTGAACTGAATTCGTTAGTTTCTTCATTATAAATCTCAATACCAGGAATAACTATAGTTAACATTACTCTCTAGCCTCCTTGTTAATAGGTCATTTACTAACTTTGTGGAACAATAGCATTTATAAAAGCACTAGCAGCCTCTGCATCCGTTGCTAACTCCATAAACAGTTCACTAAAAGCCTCTGTCTGTGAGAATGCAGTACTAAGTTGTTCACTCTTAACAAAGTACTTACCATCTGGAGACTTCTCTCCATACGCTTTAAGTATGATTTCTTTGAATAGAGTGATAATCTTAGGAGTATTTTGTTCCTCTACTATCTTCTCTATTATCTTAACAAGACCACCACTGGTTGATAATTCCATTTCAGTAATCTCGGCTTTATTTAAATTAAATAGGAACGTTTCTGTACGTTCATTTCCATCATAATCTGTATACTTAATTGTTCTTTTTAACATTTCTTTTTCCTTTCAAGATTTTTAATAAAAGTTAGAGACCCCTATACTAAATCAAATGAAGGGGTGTATAAGGGTCTCTGGATAAAATTATCCTCCGATAGTCAAAGCCGTAATGACTTCATCCGGAGAAGGAAGTGATGGTTCTGATCCTTCACTACCATACAAAATAGCTTCTAATGCAGCCAAGGCTGCTTCATCAGCTTTTGTGCTATCAATCGTGATAGCAGCTGTTGGTTTAAAACCAGTAACAGGAACGGCAGTTGTTGATATCTCCCAACTAAATGTAATAGCTTCTGGAGTATCATTAATACTCTCAAAACCTTTTTCGGAAGGTGCAGCCATAGCATTATAGATCAGGTGAAGTTTATAACCTAAGTTCTCGTTTTTAACATCATTCCCAACAAGAGTTCGATAGCAAAGACCAAAAGGCTTACGTGGTTGTTGACCTAAGAATACGCCTTTGGCAACTGCTTCGATTGAACCATCACATGCGGCAAATTCATCAGGATAAGTGTATGCCTCGATGGTTGCTTTAAATTCCTCAGCAGAAATTAAATTCAGATATTTAATATTATCTGCATAAATTGGAGAAGGTTCTGCTCCGCTTGGACTTTCCGTTACACTTGCTAAACCATTCCAAGCAACACCAGGTTCATAATCTCCAGTATCAGCCATAGGATATAATACCCCATGATCAATACCCGTTTCATAAATACGCTCGCCTACGGCATCCCATATTAATGCTGTCATACTTTATTTCTCCTTTAAAAAGATATTGTAAAGACATCATGATTTAATCCTTCAGCTGTATAATGCCTATCAAATATACACTTTCGTAATTGTGCAATTTTATCAGGTATTAAACTATCAGGATCAGGATCAATTAATGTCACTTTATAGATTTTTTCACGAAAATATGGATCATTATTCGCGAATTCAGTTGTAGCTCGGCTACGTTCGTACACAATACAAGGATATACCATCTTAAAAGATGGTGGCGGTTGGAAATATACATTTGCCGTACCTAAAACCGACTTAAGAATATCGTGCAATGCTAATCTAGTTCCCATGATAAACACCACCAATTGATAGTATTAGACGGGGTCTCTGAACTTCTACAGTTGTAATAGTCCAGTTAGACCCCATCCATGATACGTAGCGCATAGCAAATATATTCTGTTCAGCAAAGGCATCAGCGACAATACTTATACGATGACTTACCGTTAAATTAGGATTTAAACTTTCACGTTCTTCTTCACGCCTTGTTATCTTTAAAATATCACCTTTGTAGTTATGTTCTGTGATAACATCTTTCCAAACACCAGGCGAAGTTTCCGTATTAACCGCAAATCCTATTGCTCCATAAAACTTTGCCATACGACTCCTTAATTAGATTATCCTGCAGCTACTGTGACTTCAAGAACTACAGCTGATTTTGGTTTAGTCAAGGCACCAGAAACACGGGTTTCCAATAAGTACTTGTATTGGTTATAATCAATGTCGAAATCGTCAAACATGTTTATAGCCCCACCTTTGTCTGCACCTAAGGTGTAATCTCGCATATTAACGAGAATACCCAAAAGATTGACAGTTTCTTCACTACCAACTTCACCAACTTCTCTTGATAATTCTTCCATCTGAGGTACTTCAACAATCTTCGAAACCCGCATAGCGGACATTAATTCGTTTTGTGTTGGATACAGTCGACGTTCGTCGCCAGTTGATCGAAGCAGGAGCATATCAGTTAGCATATCAGTCGAGGTAAATAACGTTGGATTACCACTACCTTTGTAGAACTTACGTGCACGAACAACTTCATCAATGAATTGGAGAGCAGTTGTACCAGTATCCAATTTTATATGATGGGCATAAAGATCCTCATCGGTCCAAATTGGACGAATGTTAAGTTCATTAATCTTATCTTCGTCTTCGGAATCTCGGCCGTCACCAATTAAAACTGCACGAGCAAGCTCTTCATTCAACATAACCCGCATTTCAGCTTTTAACCAGGCAACAACATCCATATCAGTGATGTCAACAATGTCATCACGATCAAGTTTTTGTTTCTTATAAATGGTTGTTGGGGTTGTAAATCGTCTTAACAGACCGATTACTTCTTCCTTCTTCAACGCGCCAGTTACATAACCTTTTGCACGAGCTTCATCGGCTGTAATATCTGCAGCCAAAGATTTAATACGTGAAAATGGTGAATGATGAGCACCATTAAGTACATCATCAACCCAATCAGTCTCACGTTTAATCATATCTGGGGTTGGACGAACAGCCTTTGCATCAGGGAATAAGAATTCAATATCATTGATTCCATAACTATCTGCGTGTTGCAAGAAAGCCTCTCGGAATGATCCGATTTTTTGTGCAGTTGCTACAATTGTAGCGAATTGATCGTGGGTTAAAGTCTTTCGAGGTTGCACCTCATCGGAACCATCAAATACATTTTTTTTCATTAAATTATCTCCTCCATCATCTGAATGTTTTAAATCTTCTTCTTTTTCTTCATCTTCCATTTTGACATCTTCGTCGGTCTCTTTACCAGAAACAACAGCAGCAATCATAGCATAAACCACATTCTTTTGTTTCTCGCTAAGACTGTTAAAGACATCTCCAACAGTTTCAGATCCATCACTTTCTGAGGCACCGTCTTCGTGTTTTACATCACCTAGAGAAAGCTCTAAGCCAGTATAGATGACTGCTTCATCATCCATCTCACTATCTGACCCATCAGCATGGACTATAACAACATTGTCAATAAAGGCACCAGGATTAGCACCAGTCAACACTAAACTTACTTCTCTAATAACACCATGTACTACACTAGAGCCTTTTTGAACTAATTGATTTGCATAGATTGAAAGAGCTTTAATGTCTCCATGTTTAACTAATGCTTTTGCATTCTTACCAGCATCAGTATCGTTAAAGATACCGAAAGCATAGACTCCATCTTCACGATTCTCTAGCATAGCATGCCCGAGTACGTTAGATGGTTCTTTATGACCATGCTGCCATACTAAAGGTACCTTTTCTCCGTCATTTGCCTTAAATGCATCTTTTATAATAACTCGGCCATCGGTACATTTAAGGTTGTTTTTAGTAGCGTAACCACTAAAGTCGTATGTCATACTTTATTTTCTCCTTTTGCCGTGTTATTGTTTAACTCTACTGGAACTTCTTCCTGCGGAGTTTCACTTTTCGGCGCATTTAAATTTTTATTACGCAATTCATCTGCTCTTGGATCAGCAGCAGGTTTATAGCCTATAACAGCTCTAAATTCGTTCGAAGTAAGAATTTCATTACGAGTAAATTTATCAGCTATTTCAGCTATTTGAACAACCGGAACAAGAGTAAACGGATCTCTAAAATAACTAACACTCTGTCCTTGAGTTCTTGCTGTTTTTGTCAAGAACTTTCGAGACACATTATCAACTATAGATGAGAGAATTGGCGAGACTGTTCGGTTATAATAATTTATCATTGCTGCCTCATCGGCTGTACCATCAAAGATCGCTTCTGTTAATCCTAACTGGCTATAAAGCATACTCGTTAAGTATTCGATTTGACCCATGAGGTTGTTTTCCGCTGGACGATTCAATTGTGTAACCTTCTCTGTTCCATCAGTATAAGCAATACCATATTTCGAATTAAGTAACTGATCTTCGATCGCTTTACGACGTATCTCTGCTTGTAGTTTCCTCGCTTCCGTTTTTATAACATATGGTAACTGAATTATTAAATCCAATTTTCCAGATCCACTTTGTTGATCTATTGAATCTAATAAATTAAGTTTATTAATTAGACGTTTTAATGTCGAGTTTGGTTCGTTCATAACCGGATATAATGGGTTCTCAATAATAGCAACCATTGCCTTTGGTAATGTTATATCAGATTTTATACCAAGTCTATCGTTATATACTCGAACCTTAACTTTTGCTGGATACCATTCTAGTATTTGAGCTACTCTTACACTTCGTATGTCAAATGAACCTGATACTTTTGGATCGATTGTCGTATCAACCGGAACAATAGCTACGGCACCTTCATCAAACATAGACATAACCACGTCTCTAATAAATTCTTTTCCTGTTTGATCTATGTTAGCTTCAACATTTAAACAATAATTAAGACCAGAATCAATTTCTTCTAAATATCTATCGTTTTCATCTATTCTTATATGTTGTATTTTTATTGCAGCTACATCAATCGCAATACGTGTATAAATTGCAGATATTATAGATCGTTCGTTTCCTATAGTTAATCGTAAACGATCAGGACGTTGAGAATAACTTGGACCATAATATTGAAACTCAGAATGTCTATCAGTGAAAGCATTCCAAGCATGCCGTAGTCTACCAATTAAACTTCTATCTTCCATGCATATTGCCTCCTTTCTAAAAAATAAACATTATTTAGTCTCCATAAATCAATTGTAAAGCAATACTTCCAACTATGCCTAATGCCGCTACACCAGCAGTAAGACCTAAAGTCAAATCTTCTTGTTTAATAGAGGCTACGGTTGTATTTTGTGCTTGTTCGTCCCAATAATTTTTGTTTTCTTTTAACTCCTTAACATTTTTAGCTATGTCTTTTTGTATTTTCTCCTTTTCTTTTTTTATATCTTTGTCCCAATATTCATTA